ATTTTACTGTTACTGCTCCTGAAGAGCCTGTAGCAGATACACCTGTCGCAGAACCTTGACCATCAGCTTCAACGCTGACAGAACCCAAACTACTTGTTCCTGTCACACCTGTAACGGGTATATTCGCATCAGCATCTACTGTTGCAGAGCCTACACCACCAGTAGAAGTCACACCTGTTACAGAGATGTTGTTGTCAAACTCAACACTTACGCTGCCCACATTACCTGTTGCGGATACTCCCGTAACAGGAATGTTTTTGCCCACACGGGCATCGACTGATCCAATAGAAAATGTGCCAATAACACCAGAAACAGGTACATTAGCTTTTCCAGAAACTGTCGTAGAACCCACAGAGCCAACGGAGTTTAAACCTAAAACAGTTAAAATTCCGTCTGACTCTGTTACAACTGTGTTTACCGCAGATGTTCCTGACACACCTGTAGCCGATACACTTGCTGTGCCAATAACAGATACAGAGCCAGCACTGCCCGTAGCTAATACACCCGTTATTGTTGTGTTCGCTATTCCTGCAATTGTTACAGTGCCAATGCCACCAGTAGCGGATAGACCCGTAACGGAAGTGTTTGCCGCGCCTGTAGTCGTTACAGAGCCAACACTTCCCGTAGATGATAAGCCTGTTGCTGTTGTATTAGCGGCACCTGTCGTTGTTACAGAGCCAACACTTGCTGTTGCTGAAACTCCTGTAACGGAAATATTTGCTGCGCTAGTGGTAGTTACGCTACCAACCGAACCCGTAGCGGCTATGCCCGTAATGGGCTGTGTTACGCCGCTAGTAGTTGTTACACTGCCAACAGAAGCAGTACCCGCTACACCTGTAACGGATACGCCTACAGATAGGCTATTCCAAGAGCCAGAACCCCAACCACCTCGGCCCCAGCCAGAATAAGGAAGTGGCATGGGTTATCCCCCAATTAGGCGATACGAATAAGGGCGTTGCTTGAATTGTTAGTGGGCATAACTACAGTAAAATCACCCGCACTTGCAGCTTTATCCCCCCCAAAGTCTAGTACACACACCGTTGGATCGCCTGAAGCTGTGTCGTTAAAGACCAATGCGCCGCGAACTGCTGTAAGTGTAACATTGCTAAACACAGCATTACTAAACTGAGTAAAAGCAGTTGTTCCCGAAGATGCTGGGTCTATCCTAGTTAAAGCAACACCTTTAGCGGTGTAGTTTGTCCCGCTAACTTCGTTTCCAGAAGTATACGCAGTGGTAGCCGCATTGAAACTTGCACTATTTGTATACATAGCTAGGTTAAAGGTGTTTCCACCTGAAGACTTAAAGTTATGCACACCTTCCATCAGTTCTTTTTTGAACGAGGTACACATGAAGTTTCCTGAGAATGCCATTTACATTTTCCTTATATATTCAGCTAGTTTTTTATGACCAGCATCACTGATTGCATTATATACAGTAGTTCTATCGCTTTGGATAGCCTGTTTCATGTAGACTGCGATTACAGTCGCCATCTGTTGTTTGTACGCTAAGGCTTGATCCCTTATAGCTGGTGGGGCGTCATCAGCCACAGACATAAGACGATCAGCACAAAGTTCTGCTACTTCCTCTGGCGTAAAGCCACGGTTGTTGGTGGTTCTAACTTCAACACTACCAACAGACATTTCAAACGGCATGTTCATCTTCTGTAACTATCTCCCTTGTTTGCTGCATCAATAATAGAAAGCTCACGCAACGCTGTTTCATATCTTTCTTTATATTGTTGCATAATATCAGCTTCGCCTTTCATAAAATTGTATGCTTCAACTAATGAACCATACAACAAAACAGATTCGGCATTTTCACCAAGCCATGATGTGTTTGTGGTTACTATAGACTTAGGCAAGAAATAGTAATGCAGTTCAACAGTATATGTCGCGTTAGGTGTTGGGCCTACAATGAAATGACCAAATGTATTCGCGGCAATAGCATCACCGTCAAACTGTCCATAATACTTTGGAACGCCTTGTGTAGCAGCTACAGGAAACGCCTCACGCATAAAATTAACATCTTTTTCAAGCAAGTAGGTGTAAGCTGCGGTTGTAGGATCAATAATTGCCAAAGAAAAAACAGCTAAAAAATCATCTGGTCTTTGCAAATATTGATTGCCTTGCGTAAGTGTGCCTGTGCTGTTTGATCTTACTTCAGGAATAGTTACGGTTCTAAATATTCGCTGTTCTGCCTGTTGAATAAACGTAGGTATTAAAGAAACAAATGTTGTTTCTTCATTTTCTGTATATTCTTTTATAGCAGACGTTAATTCTGTATAATTCATTGGCTTACCCTCATGGTGTGTTCGCCGTCTTCACCATAACATCACACTATTGTTATGTTTCCAACCATACTGCTATGGCTGGTGCATTGATACACTAAAGAAGTGTCAGAAGGCTCATGCGGTACAATAAACTGTGTCAGCCCTGACGTTGAGTTGTAGTTGTCAGTAACGCCTGTTGTAAAAGCGGAACCCCCATTTGAAGTTCTTATCTGCAAAGGATGACTGCCTACATTAGCCGTATTATCCAAAAGATAAGTATGACCTTTATAAAAAGTGAAGTTTGGATTATCGCCAGATGTAGCTCCGGGTCCAGTAAATGTATAGGCACTTGAACCGTTTGTTCCAGCCGTATATTTTGTTACAGGACCAGTAGTTTCATCATTTAATCTAATCCATGCACCGCCGTGCGCGAAGTATAATCCCCCTGTCGCGTGAACATGCGCTACTGCACCATGATAGGTACTAGCACTTGGTAAGTCGCTTAAATTAGCATAATAAAAAACAATCTTGTTTGCACCAGAACTTACGTCAATAACACCACTAGAATTAATTATATCTGTAAGTGTGGTGCCATTGCCAAGAGCCGCATATATCTCAGTAAAGTTCGCATTTATTTTAGTGGCACCAGAACGAAGAGTGTCTCCATTGCCATCATTTGCACTGCTTCCTATTCCTACGCTTTGTAAAGCCATGTCTTATCCTTCATCAAAAGTATCTGTTGTTGAATCTAGTGTAACAGAAGTGCTGTCAAATCTTGGGGCTGAAATGGCGGATACCGTTACAGAACCCAAACCGCCAGTGCCATCAACCCCTGAAACATTAGCAACGCTTCCCTGACTAGAACCTATGGTAATAGTGATTTCGCCAACTTGACCTTTAGCTTTTAAATTATTTTCTGTGAAGCCATATTTATCACCTGTATAACCTACAGGATTCCAGCCCCACTGAATATTGTTCATAGAACTTATATCGTGTTCTGGTCTTGGGTTTTTTAATGCTTGCGGGTCTGGCCTCGCCCGTAGTGGCTCAAGTTGTGGTTGCTTTGCTTCCCACTCATCCTTGCCTACTAGAAGACCGTTCCATTCTTTGCGCATATCACGCAATCTATACCTGAAGCCAGAACGGTCAGATATTCCATACGCCCATTTACCTGTAGCGTATTTAGACATATCGGTAATTTCTCAAGTCTGGCGATACTTTGAATGAGGCTCTATCTCTGTCCTCATCCATCGCACGATTTAACTCTTCGTCATAAATAGGTTTTAAAAGAGAAATGCGGTCAGGGGCTTTTTTTATAGCAATGTAATAAGCTAATCCTGCAGCTAGTGCTGGGTAAAACCTAAATGGTATTTGCGCAGTGTTTACATATGTATCTGCATCATCCATGCGAATAAGGGCATCATACAAAATAACATCTGTGCTGTTATCTGGCAAAGGCCACACTTTTAGGTTCGGATTTATTTGTCTATCTACAAAATACTGCGTAGCCCTGCCTTTTGTAGATTTTGTTGGAATATTTAAGTATGTGTCGCGGCTAATTCTGTTTAGCGCATAATCTGTACCGCTTCTGCGAACAACTAGGGACAATATATCTATAACGTCCGCACCAAGGCTAGTCTCACCATCACCCTCTGTAACTGTGAAACTCCTTTGCGCAATAGTCCATTGATTTAAACCTCGATTTGCCCAATCAGCGAACAAGAGATTTAAAGAACGTTTTGCTGTCCGCAGATCATAACCTGTTTGGGCCTCAAGACCACAACGCTCAAAAGCCTCTTCGATGTAATCAGCTACGTCTAATTCAAAGTCTTTTGAGCCTGATACAGTCATTTCTTGTTCCTTTTTAGGGATTTAACCCTACGTGGCTTTCCAGCAGGTTGTCCAATGCGTTTTTTCTGCGAAATTCTACTTCTTTTTTCTGTTGCTGTCATTTCTGACGCTGTTTTTGGTGTTTTTGAACTAACTCTTTTACTAGGTCTGCAGTATGGTGTGCCACGTTTTTCACCTTTTTTGCGCCCACAAGCCTTACCTGTCCTAACGTCTTTCCAATCCTCTTTAAACCAACGCTTTAAGGCAGCACCCTTTTTTGTTTTGCGAACAGCCATTAGGTCATCCTTGTTACCTTACGGCGATTGCCCATGACTTTGCCACACCCATTAGCTATAGCCTCTCCACCTTTCATCATTCTGCGTACAGGTCTTTTTCTAAAATTATTATTCGGCTCAATTGCGCCACCCATCGCTTTTTTAACAGGCTTTTTCTTACTATTACCCCAGTTTTTAGCGCCTACCTTTCGGCATTTCGCAATGGCACCACTGGCATATGCGCTAGGAAAAACTTTGTACCTAGCCTTTACCTTTTTATAACAAGCGTCTTTAGGCATATTAACACTTCCATCTTTTACGTGCTTGCCGCAAACGACTGTTAGGGTCTTTAGCCGCCTTTGGAAATTTCTTCATTTGTCCAGCAGAACGGGCGCAGTATGACTTTCTGCGATTGGCGGCTTTACTTCCCGCTTTTACTTTTCCTGTAACGGCTGTTTTTAATTTAGAGCCGGGATTTTTGCGTTTGTACGCGGCAACACCCTTTTTAGTCATGCCAGCGCCTGATTTTGTCTTGCGGTAATTACCGCCTTTACCAGTAGTTTTCCGTATCGGATTTTCTTTTTTACGCGGCATTTCTCACCTGCTGTATAATAGGGGGCATCGCCCCCTACTACATTTAAGATAAAAAGATTGTTAGCTCATTGTTTGAACCTGTAAACGCCGAAACAAACACACCATCAGTGAATATCATTCCATCATCAGGTATATAAAGCTCATTCATGCCTACTGGAAATTTCTGCACTATCATAGTAGCGCCACCATTCCCATTAGTCAGAGTAAATGAACCTGCTGCTTCAGCATAGATATTAACAGTTCTAAGCCTAGACCTAGAAGGCCCAATAAGGGCCGCAGCATCACCTTGAGCTACATTGTATCCTGTTACTGGGCCAGCCATTTACTTACTCCTTATGCTACAAGATTGCTGGCTTGCTGATACAGAACAGTCGCTCTGATTTCACCTGCGTCAGTAGCACCTGTGGTAGTCCAAGTAAGGCGAACATCTGTTGTGTTAGATGTTTCAGCCCAAGACAATGCACCACCAGCTTCAGTGGTAGGGTACTTGCGTCCTGCGCCAGAAGCTACGGTAATCGAAAACCCGTTGATAAATGTGCCGTTTCCACCAGCAGTATCGCCAACACTGAAAACCGCAGTAGCATTACCCATAGCTGTTGGACAATCTAGCACAATATCAATGATTTGAGACTTTGCAGGAATAACTACGTCAGTGACGTTTGCAGCAGACGCGCCGCCTGCAAGAGAGCCAGTAGTAAAGGACTGTGCCATGACAACTTGGCCTGTATTTTTAATATCAGAGCCTACGGTTGTTCCAGTAGTATCTTTGATTGTTCCTGCCAGAATTGGCCCGGAAAAAGTAGTTGTACCCATGTCTATCTCCTGTCGTGGGTTAAGTCAGACGCTATTTGCGCCTGTCAGGGATAAGCAAATAATACACAACAATCCAAAAAAAGAAAGGGGGCAGATGAACTGCCCCCAATCAAAACCAAACATTTGTTCGGGTTACGCTCCGGGCGAACCAAATACGCAACGTGGGTCCGAGAAACCAAATGAATAACGCTCACGCGCTTTAAAGCGCATGTTGCCTGTATCAAAGTCTGCTTCCATGTTTGTACGCATGGGAGAACGCTCAAAGTGCTTGAAGCCATTTGGCGCATCAGTTTTGATAAAGAACGCATCAGTATCGGTGAGGAAGTGGTTAATTGTATAACCCTCTGGCACCATACCCATGTTCTTTGTCGCGTTAATATCATTGTCAGCAGTGCCGGGACGCAAGGTCGATTCCAGCAGACGATCTGCAATGAACTGAAGCTGTGGTGGAATAATCAGCTTAGTGCCACGAAGGGCAATAATCATATTCCGCTCATCAACAAAGCCTGAAATGTCAATCAGAGCATTTTCAAGCGAAGTTTCATTGAGGTCAGCAGCAGTAGCTGGTTCGTTACGGAATGTACCGCCTTGAGCCAACGGGTGAACCGCAGAACAAAGCTCTACACCGTCACCGCCTGTGAACGCCGCGTTGAAAGCGTTGTTAAGAACTGCAGCAGCCTTAACTTGCTTAGAATGCGCCATAGAACGGGCAAGTGCCTTGGTGTAACGAGCGCCAAGACGATCATACAGATTGTCTTCAATCGCCTCTTCAGTCAAAGCGAATGCAAGAGCTACAGTTTCATGTGTGTAACGGGCGGTGTACGCTTCGTTAGCATCATCAAACGATACTCCTGATCCTTCACTTTTAGTAGGAGCATTGCCAAAACCTGAAAGCATAACTTCTTCTTCGAACGCACGATCTGACGATTCTGTGTCGAAAATTTCTGCATGCTCATTGTCGTAGCGGTTGTACTCCATGCCGAACAAAGCATTTAGGCCCGGCTCAAGCTCTTTGACAAGTTGTGAACGAGAAATAGCCATAACTTATCTCCTTTCTTATGCCAGACCTACAGTGCCAGCACTGAACAGGTGGTTGTTGATTTTGACTATTACATTTGTATTAGCCGACGATACATCGTCATTCTCAGGGTCTTGAGAAATGTCGATAGCTTTTAGAGCCAAACCTGCAGTGGTAGCGCCTGTTGATACTGCAAGTTCCATGCTGGAAACACCGCTTGCGGTTCGTCCAACAGGGCTATTGTCTACAATATCAAAGTTGCCAAACAAGTCGGCTACAGGCATTGCTGCATTCGCTTGAATTTCAAAGGTCGCACTTGGATCATCAATAACATTCGCAAAAATGTTTGTTCCAGTTGCGTCTGCAGGCCAATGGTTTGAGAATTTCACATCACCATTTGAATCTACATATTCACAGCCGTTAAATACGCCCAAGCATAGGTTCGTACCGCCTGCTGCAACGCGAGTAATTGTTCCATTTGTGTTGACTGTAACTAAGTCACCTTGGAAAATGTTCGTGTTGTAGCCAGAAGCAATACGATAACGGTTTTGTCTTTGTGAAGACAAACTCGTTTTTACTGGACGAAGGCCGAAAGGGGCGTCTTGATTCGCCATCTTACTTATCCTTCAGATTTATTCCGTGAGCCGAAGCTAACAGAAGATTTACGTTGTGGTGCCAGTTTTGGCATAAGGGCGTTGTTTTCC